CGCTGGTAGTAGCCGCTCCAGTTATAGTCTGAGTGGCACTGGGCATGGTGACGATCATTCTAAAAGGACAGCGAACTTGTTGCCCACCAGCACTTCCGGGAAGATTTGTCTGCGTGAACGGTCCATGACATGGGTCAAGAATAAGTTTGGCATAGTTGTCGACTCCTCTGCCTGAAGTCTTTGTCTTCGCCTTTTTGGCGTTGACTGACTTTGGCACTCGAGAGACCACTCTTGTCGCCTTCTTCTTGTCCCGATTGGATTGCTCCTTGCGACGTTCCTTCTCGAATTTTGTGACCTTCGGCCCTTTCGCAACCATTCTGAATCAATAATGAGAAAATTTCAAAGTCTGAGCAGAACATAAATGACTATACAGACAAATGAAACAACAACCACAATCTCACCGACCATGGGTTTTAAACAGGCATGTATTTAATCGAACCTGTCCCATATTCTAAAGACTATGATATATACATTTCAGGCCTCGACCGTGGTGTACAAATTGTAGAGCTTGCGATCGGAGTGATATTCCCCTTTCCTCCGACCCCACTCAATGTCACCGTATCCTACTATCTGGTCAATCCTGTCTCGAAGAAACAAACACCATTCATCTGCCATACGCTTGATCTCGGGATCAAAATATGAGTTGAGCCGGTGTGCGCAAGCGCGACTCCAGCTCGTAAAAATGTTCCCGTCTGACCGAAACGCGAGTGAAGCCTTGGCCTTCTCACTATCCTTTGGCTTCCACACTACGATTCCATTCTGGAGCCGAACGAACTTTGAACTTAAAAAGTCAAGCTCGATTATGGGCTTGGGGTCATCACCATCAGAAGTGACAGCGAATCCAAGTTCCAAAGCGTGTTTCTTGATGCGCTCAGGATGGAGATACCTAAGACCCCGCTCACTAGCGGAGAAGGTGTTGTCGTCTCCATACAATGCAAGGACAACTTCCTCATCAAACTCTGAGTACTCAGGGGATACCCCCTCGTCTTGACACGACCTGATCCAACAGTACGCCACAAGAGCATAGAGACCAAGGGTGTTGTCAACTACCGTGTTCGGACTACCTGAAGGATTCCCCAGGCGCGTTGACACAACCTCACCCCACGACATAACAGTCGCAGAGTTCACAATCTGATCATACAGGTTGCTAAATCTCTTGAAATGCTCAGGCGTCTGGAAGCGCTCGTCCAAGCACTGAAAGCGGAAAGCACGAATCGCGTCAAAAAGACACGAAGGGAAGTGCGAATCCCAGCGCTTGACATCCAAAGCGTAGCCCATCGGGTAACGAGACAACTTCCTATAGAGGCGGTCCCAACCCAGATGGAACTTGTTCATTCCAACTGCGCTAGCAGTCTTCAAGTGCGCGTCGTAGAACTTCGTATTCTGGTCCAGACAGTAAGTGTTCATAGCGAGTTTAAACTCGACAGGACACCCGTTGATCTGCCTGATATCCCCCTGCTCGATCTTGACGATCTTCCGGAGCTCCTCTTTCAAGAAGGAATTCCATATGCAGAAAGCATCGGTCTTTGACCGTTCCCAATAACGATGAACCACCTCGAAGTCATCACTTTCGTAGAACTCTTCACACGTACGGTAGTTCGTGTTCCACGGAAATCCAGGAGAGCCAGTGCCCTCCGTTCCATTGATGACTTGCTCAAAGCTCAACAAAGTGCTGGAACTCATGTGAAGATAAAAGTGAGTTGCCATCCAGCTTGTGCACAGCTCAAAAGCCTTAGCACTATCTCCAGACAAGGAAGGCTCAGGGTGACTATACTTGGCAAAAGCCGAGTAAGCCTCCTTACCCGTGAAGTCAGCATTCCGCCACGTCTTTATGGCTTCTATGTCTTCCCCACGAGCTTGGTACCACTTACGAAACTCCTCGTCAACAATGCGCTTAGGCTTGGGTAAAGAATGTCGGTCAACAGCTCCCACGTAATCCAGATGCTCCATATGGGGAGCGAGAGTTCGCAACCCCGGAGTATCCCCGCGACTCTGGCTCACCTTGATGTGTTCATAGCTAGACGGTAATCCGTCCAACCACTGACCAAATGAGCCTGAGGCGGGGACATCTAGTTTTTTGGGAACTTGATGCTGTGGAGCTCATCATTGAACTCCTTGGTGAACGGGACATAGCCATTCTGAGACTTCCCGTCGTCACCAAACAAATGAATACCGACACATCTCGGTGTGTCACCCTTGGTGCTAAGCACCAATGAACCGCACCATCCAGGCTTGGTTGCACATGTGTGTGCAAAGGAGCGGAACCTAATCTCACCAGAGGAAACACTCACACTTTTGCTGTCGTGGTTGGCGAAACCAACTACACAACCGACATCATGTGTGTCCTTGTCAGAGGGAGCCAATCGCTTCCAATGAGTGCTAGCGTAACCCTCGGGAGCCGCAAATGCGAC